TCTTACTACCCGGGGCGCGTCCAAACTCCATGACCGCCGGATAAACCGTATCTTTCAAACTGGAGCCAACTTTACCGACTATCGAGAAACCTTCTCCACTCACGCTCGAGCCGATCGAGCCTCGTAATCTGCCAGAAACGCCCACGGGTGTTAAGGGGATCACCTCGGAGCGGATCGCATTGACGCTTTGGAACATGCCGCGTTTCAGCTCGCGTTGGATCAGCGGCGTTGCATTGCCGAACTTCTCGATGAGTTCGTCCAAACCCTTGACAGTTACTTTTATGCCGATGGTCATAACTGCGTGATCCTGTAATTCTTCTCGATCTCTTTGATCTGAGAAGGGAATTCCTGGTTATAGAAGACTTCGCCCAGCTCAGCATTACCCGTTTTACCCGCGAACCCAGAAGCCGCTTTCATGCGCATCAAACCTGCAATCTGCCGGCACAACCAATTCACATCATCGGGCGCCAGGTATTTAGATACCGCCGCTGTAGTATGAATTGCAGCTGTGGTTCCATTGACGCCGCGAGAAACTACATACGTCCGGTACACAGAGATCGCCAGATCATTGGCATGTGCTGCTTTGGTCGTGCCGTTCCAGCCGCGCCCGCATACAAGCACATTTCCCCTAATTTTGCGAATGAAAACATCCTCAGTAGAGAGTAGGATCACCTCGCTTTCTTTGAATTCTGCGCCATTATCGACCGTGATCTCTTCGTCAGCCGCGGCTACAATGCCATTCAACAACGACGTGGCCGCGCTGACCGCGCCATAACCAGTCACCAGTTCCTGCTCTGTACCAATCAATAGTGTCATTCCCTGAGAGATAAGCCCGCCGTTGGAAACGACCAGTGTAGTTTCTGCCGCCGTAGACTGCGTGATCGCTGAAATGGCAATCGCTTCCGTTTCCTCGTACTTGCCCCAGCGACCGGTTACAGCGATATTGTCTTCATCCCAGCCGACGCTCTCGGAATAGATGCGGGTATAGGGTCCATTATCCCAATGCCTGTTTTGCGGGTATAAGTCATAATCAGTGATGGTGGTTGCATCGTTTACAAGGGTAGTGACTGCGAGCAATGGGTCTGTTTGTACGTCCGCATGGATCGCTTTAACGCCGTAAGTTTTTACGGCAGTGATCGGAATGAAATTACCGAAACGCCGCTGGATAAACCTGGATGCCGCCTGGATGCGCGAAAACAACTGCGGCTCATCGCCGTTCAGCTTCAGGTCTTCGATCAATTGGGCCAGAGTGCAGTAAATTTGCGCGTAGGTTATCATTTATTCTTTGCCTTATGGATCATCTTGTCTTTGGGAGGGACAGGGATTTCATCGATGTGAACCACGGGGATTTCATCGGTGAGATGTTCAAAAAGATCGACAAACTTAAAGCATCCGGACGCGTCTCTCATCAGCCATTCAGCTGTTTCCGCGGAAACGGTGATCACCTGGTCAATCTCATACTGAGTATCCCTATTCTTGTAGGGACTGATAACCTTAAGTCTTACACTTTCCGCCATATTAACTCACTTTCTTTCGTCAAACCAGAACGTTGCGCCCACAAATCGAACGCTGTACGATGGTCGTAGTGCATCGGGTAGGCGTCTTGCTGACCAAAATCAGTATGGATGTAGAACATGCCGCCGCGTACGCACGCGCCCGCCAGTGCATCCATCGTTGCGCCAAATTCATCCGGATGGATATGTTCTACCACGTCGATCATCACGATCACATCGTAGTAGTTGCCTGGCAGGATACCTAATGCTTCGGGGATGCTGTTACCTTCGAGCAAATGCGCATCGCCGTTGAAGCGGCTCTTCAGGAAGCGTTTCAAAATGCCTGGCAGTTCGAACACGTCCAGATTATTGTTGTCCTTCAGCCGCTCGACCTCGCCGCCGATGCCGCCGCCAACTATTAAAACCCGCTGACCCTTTATCTCTTTGAGCGGGGAGGTGATCTGGTTATAATATGGGCTGAAATTCCAGGCCAAAAGATCATACAGATATCCGTTATCTTCAGCGCCGTAAAAAGCGCGCACCTGGTCGGCGCCTTTCGGAGGCTTGCCTTCCCATGAAGAACGCACGTTTTTAGACGCCTGTAAAACTTTCGCCTGCACCATCTCGAAATTTTCGTCGGTAAATGCGGCAACTTCCTCGACGGCTTTGTTGTAACGCTCGATAAACTTATTCGAACCGGACAACTCCAGGTATTCGAGGTAGGTATCCCAGTCGGTGATCATGCGCCCGATATGAGCGGCCTTGACGTGCGTAGTCGCGCCCAATCTAAAACCTAAAGCGGCAACCTCGCGCGCCCAGGCAGCGTCCTCGCTCGATTTCTCGTGCCGTGGATAGAAAAACCAGTCGAACGTATCTGCATCGTTGTCTCCCAGTTGCTTTATAAACACCTCTCGCCGGATTAGCAGTGCATGTGTGCCCACGATCGCCACGTCCGCAATTACATCAGGGTCGTAAGTCGCCACCTGGTAGGTATCACCCAGGAGCGATTTCCTGAACCAGATCGCTTCAGGCGGCCAGCCGCGCCGCGGGTACCAGGCTTGCAGCACGTCATAATTCCAGCCTGGTTCATAATCTCTAAACTCATTTAGAAAATTGGGGCCGATATCCGCGTCGCTATCCAGCATGAAAAGCGTATCCGCATTAGTTTTGAGGAAATTCCTCACTAATTTGTTTGCCGATATTTGTGCAGGTTGATCGCGGGCGATTAGATAACCGTCGCCCTTGCGTAAGCCTTTACTGATAAAGAGACTCCACATTTCGACGAACGCAGAATCAACCTGCTTTTCTAGCCTCGTTCCAGCACAGATACGGCCCCAATCTTTCGCCATTGATTAAACCTTTCTCCTGTCTCTTTTAGGGAGACGGGTCATATACGACGTACAGCATGGCTGTCACGTCGTTGGTATTGGTCGGCGCCCAGGTGGCGTCCGAAGTCAGCGAAACGCCCAGCTTATCGCCCGCCGCGAAGCGGATCAACCCCGGCCGGCAGGTTGCATAACTGCCGAGGGAATTGGTCGTGTTCAGCGTAGGCGCGGGATAGCCGGTCTGAGCGAACTCGGTTGAACTCTTGTGCACGCGCCCGATGATCGAGCCAGCCGTTACAGCCGCTGAGGCCTCGAGCGTCAAGCCCACCACCGAACCGGCGAACGGCATGGTAATCGTGCCAGTTGCGCCAATCGAGATGGTCATATCCTCGTTGGTTTGCGATGCGGTTACATTGGCATCGATAAACGGGCCAATGGGCACTAAAGCGCCAAATTTGGGATCAAAAGTGTCACCCATTTTTTATTTCTCCTTGTTTTACCCTCGTTTTTAGAGGGTAAGGTGGGAGAGGTGATTAGCCTCTCCCGATATTGAACGGTTGAAAAAGGTTAGAGGGTAATGTTGTACCCTACGGCGGTATGCGACGCGCCTGAAGAGGTGCGCACGCCCCAGGTAGCGATAGCGATGCGGAAACTCGTCACCATCACCAGCAAACGGCGCTGGATCAGGCGGTCGACTTCGATGGTCAAGCCGCGCCGGAAACCGACACGCCAGAAATTGCGGTTATAACCCAGGATTTGCCCGACCGTGCCAGCGGTCGAATCAGCCATGCCGTCAGCCGCAGTCGGAAGGACTGAAGCCGAGGGGATGACAGACACGCCGCGGTACTTCGCCAGCTCACCTGAAACGATGGTAGCAGCCGCGCCGTACTTTTCGATGGTGGCGATGTTGGTGAGACCGAGCATCGTGAAGTAAGTGCGAATTCCAGGCACCAAACGGACATTGGGGAGGTCCAAGGCATATTTGCCCAACTTGGACAAGAAGGTTGCCATGAGAGCATCGGTTAGGGCTGCGCTGATGGCATGGATATAGGTGGTGTTATCCACCAGCCCATAATGCCGGATACCGTCCTGACCGTCGCTCAGCCAGTAGGAATCAGCCGGGCAGGCAGCCAGGTCATGGCTGTTGATGTTATTGGCTACGGTCGCATCGGCATTGACGCAGAAAGCGTCCATCTGCTCGCCGCCGCTTTGCGCCAGGTTAGCGCGCAAGGCGGGCATCATGGCGATTACCGCATCTTCGTCGAGGTTATAGGTCCAGTTATCCTCGGTGATCTGCTCGGTCGATGTCAGGGTTGACTTCGCCGTGGCAGGATCAGCCGCGCTGGTGGCTAAACTCTGGGTGCCCTTGCGCCAGGTGCGCGCCCCGAAACCGAGGGTGATATCAAACGGGTCGGTCGGCATAGGCTGATTGGGCAGATCGCCGGCGATGCGAGAAGCGGAAAAGAAGTCCTGCCACATCTCGGAAGCCATGCCGGTCGGGACCAGCTCATCGCCGGCGCCTGAGCCGGTGGCGGTTAAAGCCTTGACAGCGCTGCCCAGATCTTCCGATGCCGGGCCCTTCAGGTATTCAGCGCCATCAAAAGCCTTGCCTTCCTGCTTCATGCGCCAGGCTGAATCGATCAGCAGCTTGGCGAGGTAAAGGTCAACGCCTTTTAGCCGCCAGGTGCCGATTTTGTGCTCGCCATTGCGGGCGATATCTTTCAGCTCGCGGCGATATTTGCCGGCGTAGTTATCCACGGCCTTATTAGCCGCCTCGCCCTGCATTTCACCCTTACGGACGGGCGTGTTTTCGAGGATCGCCTTCTGTTGTTCGGCCAGCATAGCCTTGAACGATTCCTCTAATTTGGGAAAGTCAAGGGTGGCCTTGTCGTTGGCGTGCTCTTTTATGGTGGTGGTAAGCTCTGTAATCGCCTGCAGAACTTCATCATATTTTTCTGACATGAAATATCTCCTTTACATTTGGTGCAAGTAGATTGATAAGAGTAAAAATGTTGTCGAGTTCGGCTTTATTCGCGTCGTTTGATGTCGGATCGGTGTTTGTCACCCCTTCGGGTGTACTTTGAGTATCAGCCTCACCCTGATTAGCGGGCAAGACGCCCGATAATTGCTTGATTGCCAGCCTGAGCGCATCCTGGTTGGCGGGAATGGGCACAATCGAGAATTCGAGCAGCTCCCATTCAACATACTCCTGCGGGCCCCAGCTATTAGTGCCATCAAGATTAGTGGATTTAATCGGAATAAAACCAATAGAGGTAGCATTCAGGAAACCAGCCGACCACAAACGCCGGGTAATATCTGCTTGTGGGTTTATCCCCCATTCTGAAAATTGCCATTGTGCTTTCAGCCCAGTGCCCGGGATGATTTCGATGCTGAGTGTCTTGCCGATCGGCGGCTGTGAATAGTCGTGTACCCACATTACGACAGCATTCTTAAGATAATTATCCAGCTTCGCTCCGGATGCGCGCACGATATCGCCGCCGCGGTCAGTTGCTTCCGTGGTGATCATGGCCTCGAAGATGCCCTGTTCTGCATCAATGGCCTTGCTGATAACCGAAAATGATTTACGAATAGGGTCTGTCATACTGCCTCCACAAAAATTGTATTGCACATACAATTGATAATATTTCCCGGCGAACCGTTCGGATCTCCAGGATAGTCAAGGTTTTCACCACCCACCACAAAGTACTCATTCATGCCGACCTGTTGCCCATGCGCTTCCGCGTGCGCGTCCCGCGTCCGATCGGTCAGCGCGCTTACCCATTCTTTGTTATATTGCAGGCCATATTCATCTTGCGCCTGGCGCACCGCGTCCACACTGCCGGCATTCGAAGCACCGGTCATAGTAGTGCGCGCTATTCTCTCGGTTTGGAAATCTGACTTCCTATCGCCAAAATAAGCGCTCAATCTTTCCTGTATTTGCGGGATACCCTCGCCGTTTTTCTCTGCCTCGGTGAACAGGTTGACCAGGTCGGACCAGGTGGTTTGATTGGTTTTCTGACTGACTGTTTCCAAAATCCCACGAATAGCCGCTTGAACTTCCGGTCTGCTCAGGTCGAACACTCCAGTAATACCCAGCTCAGTCAGCGTATCCTGGCCGATGGAACCAGTCGCATCGGTAACAGTCTGCTTGAAAGCGTCGAAAAATTTACGGATTTCGTCTTCGAGGGAAAACAGGCTATCAACCGGCGGCGGAGGCGCTTCGACTTTGTAAAGCCCGCGCCCGAATTCCTTCCCGTTGCGTAATTTAGACCCGATCTCGTTTTGCTGGCGCTGGAATTCACGCTTGACTAAACGTTGCATTTCACTGACAGGTTTATCGATGCGCGCCTGTAATTTTTTCCATAGCGCCTCGTGATCAGCGGATGCGTACTCAGTAGCCTTGCGCACGCTTTTACCGGGTGCTGGCGTTTGATCGGCAGGTTGATTGTCAGCAGGCGCTGGATTATTATCAGCCGGTGCGCCTGGTGCTGGCAGTCCCGCTGGAGGTAATGCTGGCGGCGTTGGTGGTGTTGGCATCTGCCCTCTGGCCGCTGCGTCCACCGGCCACAACGATGACGGCAAATATCCTATATCGCCGCCTTCCACGTTTTTCAATCCCATCCCTAAATATTCAGATGCTTGATTGACAGGCACGCCCATATCAAACAACGTCTTAGCCTGCGTGATCTTGGCGCTCTTATCTTCCTGCAACTGTGGTACCTGGCGTAAATCTGTCTGGACTTTTTCGCCTGGTTGCAATGCGCCAATTTTTCGCAGCTTTGCTGTCAAAATGTTATCTCTCAACCCCGTCAGGTTTACGATAGTAAGCGTCCATAATACCCTTTCGGCTGCGTTGAAGTTCTCATAGGTATCTTTTCCGTAACCCATAATCTCATCCGGCACGCCCACAATGGCAGCCACTTCATCACGGCTCATTTGTCTCTGGTTTAGCCACTCATTATCCTTGGGAAGAAATGAGAAAGTTTTGATGTCCGTGATACCACTCTCTAGAATAATTGGTTTATGCGCCTGGCTGCCGCTGAAACGCTGCTCAAGGTCATTTTCCATTTCCTTCTTTTCAGTTTTCGTAATACCGGTGGGTGCTATGATCGCATAATCTGGCCTGGCCTGGTTTTTGAAAAATAGCCAACTCCAGGCTTGAGCCAGTTGGTCAATCACAATGCTCGTACGAATTGCAGCCACAGGCGACAAACCACGGAAAGGCGAAAGTGGATTATAAAATTTGAAGTGAATAAATTCCTCGGGTAATAAATCGTACGGTTCTCCGAATTTATCATCGATATGATATGCTGATACCCTTCTATAGCGAGAAGAAGAAATTCGTACCGTAAATTGTTCCGGCTGCCTGGGCCACAACTCAAATAACTTTGCGCCACGTGTACTTCTCACAATTTCAAAACCTATTTCACCGCCCAGCATCATATCAATCACCCACTCACGCCACAGATCGGCGGTTCCTATTTCTGTATTTGGAGTATCCAGCAGTGCGTACAAAGGATGTGATGTTAGCCACTCAGTATCCTGGCCGGAGCCGCGTGTGATCGCTAAAGAAAGGGGGGCAATGTTGTTCGCCAAGACATTGACCGCTTTCTGTAGCCACATGTGATTTGTGTAACTTATCGCATTTTGCCGGAAGCCGGGAACATAAGTTGGCTCGTCTTCACCCTCGCTGGATATGCTTAAAAGATGCTCACGATTCAACAGGTCAGGATACAAGTTGTAAAGCGCCTTTTGTAACCAAGGCTGAAAAATGCGGTAAATAATATTGCGTTTTTGTTTAGCCATTTATCTCCGCCGTCTATGTCCACTCAAAAATTCGACGCGTTCTCTCATAATGCGCTCCTCAAGATTGATCCAATTGTATCGTCGCATGACCTGTAGGTATGTCAATAGGATTGCCCATCCCGAAAGGGTTAAAAGACCTGTTTCAGCGGTCAGGGTATAGGTTCCGCCAACTGGGGTGTAAGTCAGAATTACAGCTTGCCCGGTCAAGGCATAGTCTTGTTTGATAGCGAGCAATCGGTGTCCCAGGAGTAGATTTAGAGCCTCGCCAGTCAAAGTGTAACTTTGCTGTACAGCAATAAGTTTATGACCTTGCAGCAATCCAGATGCATTGCCGGTTAAAGCGTAGCTTTGTTGGATGGCGATCAGTCGACGACCATTGAGTAAGTTGGCTGGCTGGTGGGTAAGGGCATAGTTTTGCTGGGCGGAAATTAATCTATGACCACTAAGTAAGTTGGAGTCTTTACCAGTGAGAGCGAACGAAACCTGTACAGCAGTGAGGGTATAGGGTGAACCGCCGGCGGGAGTATAGGTCAGGGTGACGGTTTGACCGGTGAGGGTATAGGTTTGCTGGGTGGCGATCAGTCTAAGCCCTCTGAGCAGGTTAGCGACCTGGGCGGCCAGGGTGTAGTCCTGCTTGACGGCTGCCATGTTGTAGATACGTTTCCAGGCGACGGCCTGGCCGGCGAGAGTAAACGATTGCTGGGTGGCAATGACTTTATGGCCGAAGAGCAGGTTCAGGGCCTGGCCGGTATGGGTGTAGGCTTGCTGGGTGGAAACAAGGCGGTGACCAAAGAGAAGATTGTCGGCCTGGCCGGCCAGGGCAAAGGCGGCCTGAGCGGCGGGCATGGTGTAGGGTGAACCGCCGGTGCTGTAAGCCACTTCCAACATGACCGCCAGCCAGTAAGGATCGGGGGCGGCGTCGTCCGAGTAGCCAAAGCGACATCGCAGGGCATTGACGTGGGCGGTGGTCCAACCGCCGGAGGGAAGAGCGACCACGACGCTCTTGTAGAAGGCGGTAGTCTCGCTCATATCGGCGGGGGTGGCGGTGGTGCCGTAAAGGTTGGTGACCTGGGCGTTACTATCGCGGATGATGGTAGCGCCGGTACAGGCAGTGGCAGTGGCGGCGGCGTATTGCAGAAGCGCCATTGCGCCTAGGATGGTGGCCTGGGCGGTATCCTCGAACTGGATCTCGCAGTAGTTACCTGTGCCGACGGCGGTCTGGCGAACGTAATCGGCGTTAGCAGTGGTTATCCACGGACTTTCGTCCAGTTTGTCATAGGCATAGTAGGTCGAGCCGTCGATGTCGTTACCGGCGGAGTCCTCCATGATGTTGGCGGCGTTGTTGTGGGTGCCATCAGCGTTGGGGCGCAGGCCGACCACGGCATGGGCACCGATTGGGTAATCACCAGTGGTACTGGACGCGATCAGGTCATCGTAGAAAACCTCACCGGTAACGGCATCTATAAAACCTACATACAGTCCACTGAAGGTAGTGGCGGTCTGGACGAGCGTCTTTTGAGTAATGGCGGCACCATCCAACTGTACATCCAGGGTAGATGTGCCAGTTGAAACGTCGGCTTTCCAGTCAATGCGATACCAGGTATCAACTGTGAGGGCGGCTGATTTGACACCGGCGGTACTGATATAGGGATAAATCTTACTATCCGCAGGGTCAAAATAGATTGTAGGTCCCGAACCGGCTGCCACGGGGAAGCGCAAGATACGCACTGCCGCAGAAGGAGCAGTATGCCACAGGAAGTAGACGCTGCCTACCGTAACTGTACCGGCGATGGTCTTGCCAATACTAGTTATGGCGGCGGTGCCAGCCGCATAGATGCGCAGGGCATAACCGCCGGTACGTTTGGTGGTGGCCTGGATGGTGGGCGCGCCGGTGACGGCCTCGCATAGTCCACCACCGCTGATAACGGGGGTGGCCAGGCCGTACTCGAAGCCGGTGATCCAGACTGGCGTAGTCAAGGTTTAGGTCAGTTGCAGAACGCCATTGGTGGCGTCGAAGTCGATCGTGAACGTTTCCAGGTTAGCCAGGGTGACGGGGGCGCCATAGTCGTACCATCCGATGAGCTCATCGCTGGGTGAGGTTTGATCGAAGAGCACCACATACTGAAAGGCAGCCACGGCGCCGGAGGCGGTCAGGACCAGGTCGGTCAAACACAGTTTATAGACCCCGCCGGTCTGAGCGGAGCTGAAGGCGGTACCCACCGAACGAGTGGACAGGTTGGTGTAGGAAATCTGGGTCAGGTTGGCCAGGATGGTATTGGTGTTGACGGGCGGGCTGCCGGCGGCGCACAGGGCGACTTCGAAGGTGTCGGTGGCGAGGTTGTGTTTGCCTTCGACCAGGGCTTCGACGAAACTTTGAAATTTGTTGAAAGTTGCCATAAATCATCTCCTTATCTTGCTCTCAAAAAAGACCAGTACCGTAATGCATCCGCCGCATGATCGTTACCATCCAAAGGTTTTTCATTGTCTCGTTTCATGCCCTCAGGCGGATATTGATAGCCTTCAGTCAATTCTTTGATAAAATTCTTACACCTCCGATTTACTTTTAATGTTCTGTAACCGTTGCCATCTAAGATAAGCTCCCTAACTACCTTGATACCCTCGACAACCTCGTGCACCCGGAAACGTGTAGGAATATCAGCTATCCTGAATTTGCCTTGCAGCTCTTTTGCTTCCGGCGAACCTACGGCGATCTCTGGTAAAACGTTGGGGTGTTTCTTCTCTACATCCTGCCAGTTGTATCTTTCGCCGCAAATTGTCACCACTTCCTGCACACAAACATCGGTTAGGTGCCTACTGTGATACAACTCGTCGAACACTAAAATTTGAGATGGCTGCTTTTGGACGAATAGGATCGCACGCGGATCAACATAACCATCGTCATACCCCAACTCAATCGGGATACCTGGCAGCGGCTCATCGTCAGTCAGGTTGTCCAGGTCAAACTCCGGGTAAACCAGGCCTTCGGCTTGTACCCATTTACCATCACGTAATCGCAAACCCATGATGCCAGTCAGTCGCTTTAATGACTCCAGGTAAGCTAATGGGTTATGAGGATTATCTTCTGGCCGTGCTTTGTCATAAACTGAAGCCGCACCACCCAATATCAGCCGCTGGTTGATCCAGTGTGAAGGTGGCCCCGGATTGGTACTCAATATGACCTGCATCCAAGATGCTGCAATCCCGCGCATACGCCCGGTGACCTCCTGAAAATCATCCTCAACAAAACGGACCGCCTCTTCCATCCAGGCGATATCCACCCGGCCCTCAGCGCCAATCGAGCGAATCTGTTCACGTTGTTCCTCGTCCGCCATGCCGCCATACGCTAATATCGAGCCATTAGTATATTCAAAACGATGCGCGTCTTTGAGATGCTTAACCCGTGGATCCCGGCCTATTACCGTGCGTTCCAAGAATAGCACTGTGCTGTTGATCATAGACTGGCGTGTCTTGCGCAGTGCCAGGCCAGTGGCATTTGGATATTTCAGCATAAAGCCATGTAATTTTTCTGCAGCTAACCGGCTTTTACCCGTGCCACCTGGACCCGCAAGAAGTATGACCGGTGACCTATCTCGCCAAGGTTGCACCTGCCAGGGAAGAGGGTTATAAGGCGCAAGCATGTTTTTCATAGGGAGCTAAATTGTTAAGGTGCTATGTTTTCTGGTTTATCCCAGTCATCCGGGCTTATTGTTTGGTACGATTTAATTACGCTGTTTACGTTCAAGTCCACTTGGTCAACGAATAATTTGAGATGTTTTCCTATCAACTCCAGCGCCTTCTGTGTATCATGCAACTCCAAACTCCAGCCCTCTTTCGTCAGCCTGATAGACTTGATCAGAAAGCCGTATTTCTCGATGTTCTCCCAATTCAATTCAGCGGTACGTATCAAATTATCGTTTTCGTCCATCTTTGATGAGAAGATGAAGAAT